ACAACGCCTAATGGCAGGGTCTATGAGTGCCGTGTAGCCGGTACTACGGCAACCACAGAACCAGAGTGGGCAGAGTATCCCGGTGGACAGTGGAAGGGCTGGAGCGTCTTAGATGGAACCAGCGACCCTACCCTAATGTGGGTTGACCAAGGTCCGGCTAACGTTGAGCGTTACGATGTACGGACTGCAACCCGCCAAGCGTGGCTTATCAAAGCATCTCGCTGTGCTTCCGACATTGATGCTAAGGAAGGCACGTCCGATGTCAAGCTAAGCCAACTCAAAGCACACTGCATTGAGATGGCTGAACGATATCGTCCGGTGGTGTTCGCATGAGCCCTATCCTCCGTGCAACGCTTCAGGCTGGCTTGGTTCGTAACCTTTGCCAGACACCTATTGAGGTTCACCGCTTCACGCTGACCGAAGACGGAAGAGGCGGTGTTACTGAGACATGGCGCAAGGTTGCTGAGTACCCTGCACGGGTTACCAACCAGAGTGACACAGAATCGATTGTTGGTGGAGCGATAGCATCATCAGCGCAATGGACACTCATAGTGGCCGTTGCAGCTGATGTGATGCCTCAAGACCGGGTCTACCTTGTCGGTGATGATTCCCGATACTTTGATGTGATTGGTACAGACTTTGGACAGACAGAACTTTTGGTACAGCACTGTGGACTAGTGGAGCGGGTGGCATAATGGGCGCATCAGAATGGACAACCATAGGTTTAGCGGCAGTAACTGGGATTATTAGTCTGCTTGCCTACATCATCAAGTTCCTGCATCGCATGGACAAACGTGGAGCCGTTGACACCGCTAAAATTGAAGACCACGGTGAGCGTATTGGTAGGCTTGAAACTGTAACAGGTGAGATGCGTACAAGCATCACCAAACTGGAGGCGAAACGATGAACGGAATAAGTATTAGCAGGCTGGTCGTGGTTGTCTTGATCGCCTTTGTCGCGTCCTTTAGCACGGTCTTTGGTGATGGCATCCGCACAGCTGAAGCAGACACGCTCGCCGAGCTTGGCGCAGTGATGGCACTGTACGGGAGCAAGGCTGTAGCGGCTGGTGTCACAGCTGCGATGTCTAGTGTGCTGGCTTTCTTGACGATGCCGTTCAAGGGTGTTGACATGAACGCTTTGAAGGTGGGCAAATGAACCTCCAAAACTTCCGTATTGAAAAGGAACCAGCACCATCAACCGACTGGAAGGTTTACGGCGATATCGAAGATGACAACGGGAATCTGTTGGGAACGTTTGGACCTGATGGCACATCGGTGAATATCTGGTGGGTTCAGCAAGATGAGCAGTTTCAGAATCGTATTGTTGAGCAATTTGCCATCGTGATGGCGCAGCAAATCATAGCGGGGACGGCTGAATAATGGCGACTTATTACGTTAGGACTGACGGTTCTAATGCAAATACAGGGCTTGGAAGTACAACTGCAACAGCGTGGCAAACAATAACCTATGCTCTTGCAAACATGACTCTAACAACTGGTACAAACTATTTATACATCGCTCCCGGTGTCTACAGGGAATCCCCAACACTTACGGTTACTCCAAGCTCAACACAAACATTAGTCATTTCTGGAGACCCTACAGCCACGCAATTTACAGGTGTTACAGCCAATCAGGTGCGTGTTACTGGTGCGGCTAGTGACTCCGTAAGGTCATCGCCAGGTACAAGATTCACACTTGGAAATAAAACTTATGTGACCGTACAAAACCTAGTTATTGAAGTTTTGACTGGTGGATTTTATATGGGAATAAACACAACTGGTAACAACATTACCATTGAAGATTGTGTTATCTACGGAATCTACACAGGTGGAAGCAATGGTGCAGCAATCAACTGTGAACCGAATATTTCAACATTAAGTAATATGAACATTCGCAATAACATTTTATGTGGATTTAGCACTGCGTTGTACGTGACGTGTTTTGGCGGAACAAGTATAAGCGGAATCAATGTTTCAAACAATCGATTTATAAGCAATCTCTATCACATTTACCAGCAGGGGACACCATCAGTAATCATAAGCAATAATGTTTTTATCGGTGGGTCTTGGGGTGTCTATATTACCGCTGGCAACACTACAAATTTACATTTAATTCAAAATAATATAATTGGTAGTGTTGAAACTGGCATCCGGTCAGGTAATACGGGCTGGCAAGTACAACGTAATAACATCATAAATGCCGTCACTGATTTGACCAACGTTTCATCGGCTGCATCTACGATTACATCTGACTTCTTAGGTGTTGATTTTGGTCAGGCTCTTTTGCAAGGGTTTGGTAGTTTGGCTCCGTTTGGCACAATACTTGATAGTCGTAATACTGCGTTTGGTGTTGCAACATCTGCACCTGTTACCGATGCCTATAACGTAGCGTGGACTGGTGCAACGCCTGACGTTGGCGCAGTTACTTATAGATCTTTGTCATCGGCAAACCCGTATGAACCGACGGAACGGAATGCAAGTACAATCACAATTGCTCCCGGATCTACATCACAGAGCATTGAGCTTTATTTAGGTGTTGTTGGTTTAACGTCATCTACAAGTGGTCTAGCTGCTTATTACAATCGCACAAGGACTGCATCTGTAAGCATCCCTTTAGTAGCCCGTACAATCGCTCAGGCGTGGACAGCTGGCGGCTTTGCCGAGGTAGACGCTACCAATATGCCGGGCGTGTACAGACTGGACATTCCCGACGCTGCACTGGCTGCTGGTGCTGATGATGTGACAATCGTGGTGCGTGGTGCAAGCGGTACTAACGGTGCGGTAATGACGGTCAAGCTGTCCTCTGGTGGCTTGACGGAAGCACAGACTGCGGCGGCTGTATGGGGTGCAAGCCCAGCAGGCTACAACGATGGAACAACATTCGGTGGTGTACTGAATGAAACCAATCAGCTTGCTAATAGTCTTGACACGCAGGTACAGGATGTCCCATCAAACGTTTGGGAAGAGATGCGGGCAAACCACACAACGGCAGGCTCATTCGGGCAGTATGTCAACGCTGAACTGTTGACACCTATTACCTCTGCCGCTCTGGTTCGCATGGGGCCTTATGAGGTCAAGGCTGACGGGCTTGGAGCATCGGATCCGCTGGACATCCAGAAGGGCGCACAGCACGGAATCGATATCCAGTGCGTAGACAACAACGGCTCCGGCATTGACATCACCTCAGCAACGGTAACGGCTAAGGTCTACAACAGTGGTGCTACCTTGGTAGACACGTACTCCTGTACGGCAACCTATGCAGCTGATGGACGTGCTACCTTTACCATTGACACAACGGTAACTAACACTCCAGGCACCTACACGGCAACGATTACACGCACAACGGGTGCAAGCGATACGCAGGTCTTCGGTCCACTGCGGATCTATGTGAGGGATATCTAATGGCACTTATTTATGACTTGACCGAAGACCCGCAGCAGGTCGTGCAAGTCTCCGCATGGGTCGGAGACTGGCACTCCTACGTAGTAAGGCTGGTTGATGAGCTAGGCAGTCCGGTAGACATCACTACTGGTACGCTCGGCATCACCTTCACCAACATCGCTACCGGGTCTGCTTACACCTTTGCATCTGGAAGCGTTACGCTAACCAAGCAGTACAGCGCACAAGGCATCCTGAGCATCCTGAATCCTGCGGCGTACGGTACTGCTGCTAACATCAGGGTTACGGTGTCCTTCACGGTTGGTACAGATGTACGGCGGTTTGGCCCTCTTGAAATCGAGGTCTTGGCTCCGTGAATGTTTCGGTGTCTCTCAAGACTGCATCTCTGGATGCGTACAAGGCGAATCTAGACAAGATTACACTTGTGGTTGGTAAAGCTGCGGCAGACGTGGAAGCGAACGCCAAAGCGAGTATTGCGACAAACAGCGGTCAATACCGGGAGTATAGAAGCGGTAAGGATAATGAGATTGTCCACTGGTCAAGTCCTCCCGGTACTCCGCCAAACAGCGATACAGGCAACCTTGTAAACAGTATCAACCATAGCATGATGTTGTCTAGGGTAAAGGGTGTTACCGCTCTGGTCAAGGCCGATGCAAAGTACGCAGTACCGCTTGAGCTTGGATGGACTTCAAAGGGTGGCAACACCGTACCGGCTAGACCATTCATGACTCCGGCTTTGATGAGTATAAAACCGGCGTTTGTACGTGCCATGCGGGCGATTATGAAAGGTCAATAATGTCTTACGAAATACCAACGATTGACCAGTGGATCTACGAAACACTCAGCGGAGATGCAACCCTGCTGGGTCTTCTGGCTCCTGACAATAAGCCGAATGGTTATCAGCAAAGCATATACAACAGCGTTGCACCTCAAGTGGATGTCGTGTCCCGTAAGCCCGTACAAGCCCCATACGTAGTCTTTACGGTTGATAGTCAGGCAAGCATTGAGCGAAGCCTCTGCAATGGCAGATTCCTAACGGACACCGGCTATCGTGTTACCGTGTGGGATACTGCGAGTGGTGCTGTAAGCATGACACGAGCGCAAACAATCATGGCAAGGATAGACACTTTACTGGATGGCCAGAAGGTAACGACCACATCGCCTAACCTGTTTTGTACCCGTGATATGTCTGGTCAGTCGTTCGTTTTGTCGGAAGGTGGTCGGACTGATGTTGCCGTGACCGCCACGTATATCATTCAGTCTGTGGAGTAAATAATGCCTAAACCGATTCTCGTAAGTGATGCCGTTGTTGAGATTTCCTTTGGAACCGACCCGCAGCTCGGCGCATCACCTACACCTGCTGCCCCGTCAACTGGCTACACCTGCCAATCGAAGAGCCTCCGTGCTTCCATCCAGTCAAGCACCATTGATATCTCTACCCTTTGTAGCGATGTCATTGAGACGCTGGAAACCCGTAAGACCGGTACGCTTGAGATTGAACTCTATGTGGATGCAACCACCGGCCCTATCTTCCGTGACAAGGTCGGATACCTCTGCAAGGTTGAAGTAGACCTTGATGGTGCTGGTTCAATCGCTGGTATGACAAAGACCTACAATGGACTGGTCACAGATGCAACCATCAACCTTACGCCTGGAGAAGTTAGCACAGAGACTGCTACCATCAGCCTTGGCGGATTTGGCTTCACCACGGTGGTTAGTTAATGGGTTTATCCAAGCTGGATAAGCTGAAGAAAGAGGAAAAGGTAGCCCTTGAAGTAGACCTTTTTGAGGTTACGGGTGAGCATGACATCATCCGGTTTCGAGAGCCAAGGGCTGCCGACCTTTTTCCTAACCCGGAACTAAAGCAGGAAACAAAGATTTCCTTCCCTGAGTTCCCGCCGCTGATGCTTGATCAGGTTTGCCTACTTGGTCGTACATACATCAAGGATGAGACCGATACGGAAGTAAACCCGATTCGGTCTTTCGGGATGCTTGCCCGTAACCATCGTGATGTTTTTCTTTTCATCTTTGCCAAGCACTGGGAATACTTCCAGCGTGGCCCGGTGGATGAAGAGGTTATCGAAGTAAAAAACGCCTCTACGGAGTAGCAGGAGAGTTTCTCTACTACTCCGTGAACAGGTTAGGTCGGCATCCTTCCGAACTTGATTTATCTATGGGGCAGGTGTACGAAGTGGTATGGGCTGGTAGGCATCAAGACAAGATGGAAGATGCACGGTGGGAAGCCCTCATCAAAAGTCTTCAAGGTAGGGTGCTATGACAGTTGCGGAACTTATCGTAAAACTATCGGCTCAAGGTGGGGACGAGGTCAAACGGAAACTCAACGAGACCGAGAAAGACCTGAAGAAAACCGCTAAGGCTGCCGAAGAAACCAAGAAGCCCTTTGATGACTTAGAGATTGCTGGCATCAATGTAAGCACAGCAATGAAGAATGCAGGCAAGATGCTTGCATCAATAACTCCAGAGATGATGGTAATAGGTGGCACTGTAGGTCTTGCTACAGTTGCCGTTGTTGGCTTCACTGCCGCTATGGTTGGTCTTTCTGGTGCTTCTTACCAGATGCTATTCAATAGCCGTGCAGCTGGCATCGAGTTTGAAGCCATGAAGGCACGGCTTGAAGGTTTGACCGGTTCGGCATCTAGAGCGCAGGAGATGCTTGCTCTTGCCGCTAAGGAAGCAGGGCCTTCCATGTTCACCACTCAACAACTTGAGATGGCTATGGTCAACCTTGCGGCATTCGGCCAGAATGTTGAGCGCGTGTTGCCGATGATTACAAAACTTGGTCAGGCTATGGGAGCCGATCAAGAGAAGCTTATGCAGTATGTCCGTGGTTTCAATATGCTGAAACAAGGGCAACTTCCAGAGCTTGAAACCATGGGTGCGATGGGTGTTAGTAAGGGTGACCTT